CCGCCTCTCTTCTGGTCCTACCGCCTCTCTTCTGGTCCTACCGACGCAACGCCGAGCGCATGGGCAATGTGAAGCCGTGACGGATCGCGCAACGAAACTCGTGAACGTTCTGAGAAGGGCAACTTATGCCGACGTAGACAGCGTCGGCGAAGCACAGTCCTTACACTCGGACGAGCACGTTTGCCGCCTGTGCACGCACGAGCCAGTCTGTCGTCTGAGGCCTGACGACAACGATTACCTCGTGGTCATCTCGCGCTGCCTGGCTTTCATGCCGGGTGACTGACCCATATCGGATGCTAAAGTCTGCTCGTCGCCGGTGGCGTCGACGTTGCTCCCCCCATTGTCCGATCCGCCCCCGGCGGCGCTACCACGCCGCGCTGTGCCGCCAGTGCGTGGGCGCGGCGACCCACAACCCATGCGCCGCCACTGCGGGCGCGTAGCGCGCGTCAAGGGCCAGCGCGGGCAACGCGCGCGCCAACGATGGCAGCGCCGAACCCGCACAGCAGGCCAACGACGATCCACAGCTCCGGCGAACGCCACCAGGCACGCAGCGCTTCCTCAGCTCTACGCCGCAACCGCTCCGCAGATTCGACGGCTGAGAGCGCTCGGTGCTCCGCTTCGATGGCGAGGGCCAAAGATTCTTTGAGCAAGGCGCGTTGCTGGTCGCGCAAGGTCAGGCTTTCGTCGAGGAGCGTGACGCGCTGACGGAGCAGCGGGAGCTGATGCTCGAACCCGAGTTCGTTCGCGAGCAGGCAGCGGGAAGTTTCGAGCGGAAACCAGACGCCGTCCGCGCCTTCGTGCTGCAGCGCCACCGGAGAACCGGGGCATTGCGCGTGGGCGCAGTTCGCGGCGAGCACGAAGCAAAGGAAAGCGACGTGGAAGAGCCAATCCACTGGTCGCACGCGTCGTTCGACGTCCAAGACGAGCTGAGCTGCCATGCACGCGTTGCGCTCACGACTGTCCCAGCGTCTCATCGCTTCGACCAGAGTGCTTTGAATGCCTCTGAGACCTCTTCTGCGTCCATGCCCGACGTGTCCGTTTCCGGCGCATCGAGCTGGCGCTGGTTCTCAGCAAGCTCCGTGTCGTTCGCTTCGACCTTCAGCTCCACCGCAGCTGACTGTTCCTGCAGCGCCTCTCGGCGCGCATCGAGGCCTGCAATGTCTCGTTGCACCTCGGTGACCTTCAGCTTGTCCTTGAGTCCGCCAAGTGCCTGACGACGCCAGAGCCACCCCACGCCGAGCGCAAGGAGAAGCAATGCGACGCAGGCGCCGAGCACCTGCGTCGCCCGTTGCTTCAGCCACGACCATGCTTTGGCCACGTCGGCTACTCCGCCTTCGCAACCTTGTGGCGCATCATCGCCTTGGCCGTCCCGATGATCTGCTCGTAGGCGAGCCCAGCCGCAGCGCTCGCGAGAAGTCCAGCAAGCACGCCTCCGCCGATGCCTTGGCCGAGGAACGGCGGGATGGCAGCACCGAGTAACGCACAGGCCGCGCCGGCAGCACAACCCAACGGCAGAAGCAACACTCGCTTCCAGACGTAGAAGACGCCCTTGAATCCTGTGTCTCCGGCCTTCGCGCGCACCGTCATCTTCACGGCCTGGTAGAAGATGCCGATGCCGAGGAACAACCCAACGACCACTGCCCATTTACTGACGAACTCTTCCACGCGTGTCTCCTTGCGAGTTACAAAGGAAGACTACACGCCCCGCGCTCGATCTGCACGGCGAAGCGCTGCAGCATCCTCCACTGACCCGGCGTGCAGAAGTTCTCTGCCCAACCAATCAGCGCGCTCACGGGCTCGTTCTCGTCGATGAACTCGCCGAGGTGTGAGTACAACTCCTCAGGAGTCTTCGACAACGTCTTGCCATGCACGCGCTTGTACTGGCCAAAGTTCGGAACGAGCGCGATGTCTCCACCGGGCTTTCCGGGCACGACCAGTGAAGCGCCTGCGTCCTTCACGGCCTTGATGTAGTCGGCCATCGACGCATCGATCCGCTTGTTCTCCGTGTACGTCTGCCCGCCCACGAAACAGCGAGCGTCGAAACGTTCGAGCAGCCGCAAGATGAATGCGCGCATCGGGAACCAGCCCATCTTGACGCCGCTCCCGAACGAAGAGAGGCCGCACCGTTCGAAGCCCTCGCTTGCCATCAGGTCGACGAGCCGGACAGCATGTGCCTCCGCCTTCTCGAACCCCACACCACTCGGCTTCTTCCTCGGGTTCGCGCCGAGTTCAGAGTCCAACAGCCCGCGTCGATGGTCGCCAGCGCATTCGCGCATCTGGCGCACGAACGCTTCTTCGTTCCCTTGCCACGGGTAGCCCCAGACATAAGGTTCGACGCCCGCGTCTGCGAGCGCGTCGAGGTAGCTCCTGCACGTCTCCGCATCGTTGATCATTCGTTCGCCCCTGGTGTCATGCCAAGGGCCTGCGAGCGCCATCCATTGCATCCCGTGCTCTTGGCACTTGGACGCGAACTCGGCCGGCGAGCCGTGATGCTTGGCGTTGATTCTCCGAACGTACTGAGCGAGTCCTGTTGGCATCCGTTCTCCTGTTAAACGACCTTGTCGTCGGCGTCGTCGTCGTCTTCTTCTTGGCTCGCAATCTTCGGCGGCACCTGCGTCACGAGCCGCAGTTGGTGATTTACCTTGCGGCGCGCAACGACGCACAGCCGTTGCACCGCTTTGTCGGCAACGTCGAGCGACTCCAGACTTTTGGCAATGGCCTTGGAGAACTGCTCGAGCGCTTCCGTCAACGAAGTAGGCGCGTCTTCGTTCTCGTCCAGCTCCGCAGGCATCAACAGTTCCTCGACCATGCGATTACCTGCCTTCTCCGACGCGGACGAGCACGTCGATTGCTACTCCAAGACGCGAGATCGATTGATCGATGCGCTCGATGTGACGGGTGGACTTCTCGACGAGCTCCACCATCTGCGTGGTGTGCCTGTCGCGCAGCAAGTCGACGCGTTCGCCGAAGCCGCGCGCTTCTTTTCGCGCAAGCTCCGCTACGGAGATCAGCTCCGCTGCATGCTCTGCTGCAATGCGTGCGCGCTCGGAAGCAAACGCAATCCGCTCCTCGTCGAAAGCCATGCGCATCACTGCGCGCTTCTCTTCGTCTTGCCGCCGGATGATCTCCACTTGGTTGCGCGATTCCAAGAGGCGCTCGTTGAGGCGCTCCATCTGCTTCCATGCAATGCGCGCAATGCCCACGAACGCAAGGACGGTGAGGGCAAAGAGGGCAACGACCACTCCGGCCTTGTCGAGCAAGTTGTTCAAGAACTCCCACACGAAGTGACCTCTCAACCTTCTCAGAGCTGTTCACCGAAGCACATGAGGTTACAGAATGCGAACACACTCGCAATCGACACCGCAGCGCCGGTGTCAGCGCGCCGAATCTCAAACGTCGTGCTGCCAGCTGCTGTCGAGACCGGCCGGAACATGAGCACAGCCACAAGCGTCGGCTCGAAGAAAGGCGCAGGAACGATCGCATACTCGAGGTTCTGAAAGTTATTGTGATAGTTGACTATGAAGTTTGGTGCCGACGCCACGACCGACGCCACGCCGAACGCGTCCCGCCCAGTCAAGGTGACTACGCCAGCATTGATCTCGATCTTCGCCCAGACCTTCATGATGTTCTTGGCGTAGAGTGCGTTCGTGCCAGGATTGGCAAGCGCCGTAGGGTTGCTGCCTAACGCCGTAGGGGAATCGAACAGGAGTCGCCCGTCGCCGATCACTGCGGTTCCTCCGGTGAAGAAAGCGCCTCCGTTGTCAACGTAGCCTTCGCCGATAACGACCGCAGACCAGCTCGTGTCGTCCCAGGTCTCGCCCGCCGCAGCGACGGCGCGGCGCTGCACGAATCGAATCGTCTCCGCTACGCTGACTTGCATGCCTGCGTACATGTAGGAGTACGCCGAGAGGTTCGCGTCCGCGGTGAAAAGGTGCGAGTCGTTGTCGAAGTCCGCGTTGAAGGTGACGAGGTAGCCGCCGTTTGGATGCACGAACCGCCGGACTCTCGCTACGTTCACGCCATCGGTCTCAGCGCTGAGGAACTCCGCGATCTTCACCAGCACGAGCGAGCCCGCGCTACCGGAAGGCGCGCGCACAAGGTCACGGAAGATCGGGTCAGACGATCCCGTCGCCTTCAACGCAGTAGCGTCGATGAAAGCGCCGGCGTCGTCGAGCCGTATCTTGGCCCGCATGGACTTCTCACCAGTGACGATCTCACCGACGCTAATGTGCATGAGATCGTCGAGCGCAAACGCCGTTGAAAGGTTCTCGATCGCGGCCTCTGCCGTGCCAGCACGCACGACTCCGCCGTTGATCACGAACGCGTCCTGTCGCCGATCAGTGATGAAGTTGGCGTTGAGCACCTGGGTCTGGCCGAAGGTGAGCGAGAGGTCGGTGAGCAATATCTGGTCGCCGCGCAACGCCGGGCGCGCTGCCGTGCCGAGCGGCGCCTCTGCGCCTTGCACGACGTTGATCTTGAAGCTCTCCGCCGAGTTGTACTGGAGCGGGACGCCCGCGCCGTCCGTTCGCGGGTCCGCGAGCACACGTTGGAACTCTGCGAAGATACTGATCCATTTCTGGTTGCCGGCTGCGCCGACCGTTGTGCTGTTGCCGTTCTCGTCGACGCTCACATCAACGTCCTGAGTCGGCGTCCAGTGAATGCGTTGCCCGAGTTGGTCGCGGATCTCTGCTGGCCCAGAGATGTCGATCGTGAGGTTCGGCGTGCCTGAGTTTTCGGTCGCCACCGCGTTGGCTTGGATCCCGATGATGCCTTGCGCGAGGTGGGTGTTGAACTCGGTCTGCTCGCACGCGTCGAAGGCCGCGTCGAGTTCGCTCTCGGTGACCTTCTGGCGGAAGAAGAAGTTGTAGCGTTGCATGAAGGTCTCCTATCGTGCTTTCAGTGAAGCGTCCATGTTCCGACGGTGCCCCCGCCCAATTCGCTCACTCCAAGTTCGAGATGATCAACCGAAGCCGCCGCCACCGCCGGTTCTGAGATGTCGACGAGGTGAGTATGCGCTGGCTTCATGAAGTCCACGATAGACAAGATCCTCGCTCGCTCCTCATCCGTCAGGTTCACCGGAGAGACTACCACGAAAGAGTAGAGTAGCCGAGATTCGTCTGGCCCGAGGGAAGCCGCGTCGGCCGGCTCTTCGGTCGCTGACGACAGCTCGTCCCCTGGTCCGGCAGGAGGACTCGTGCCGTCCAACGTGGGACCGTCCGCAGCTGCAAGCTCCCATCCTCCGCCGTTGAAGACGTCGATGGTGACGGTCGGGCCGACGAAGAACCTGATGACGTCGATGATCCCCTGGGCCGTGCCCTTCGCCTTGTAGATGCTGACGAGCACCCGCAACAGCCGCCGTTTGTCGGTCTCGTCCAAGGCGGCGAAAGCAAAAGGGTTGCCGAGGTCGAGCAGCATTGCATCAAGGAAATCTTCTGGCGCGAAGTCCGGATCGAGGATGCGCGTCCAGTCGTCGACGCTGTACAACAGCAGATCAAAGACGTCCTGCAAGATGGCGACGAACAAGGCCAGTTCGCCCGTCGTGTCTTCGGTCCTGTTGAGCTGTGGGAGCCATTCGATCAGTTGCGCGTGGCGCCCATCTGGGATCTCAGGCTGGAAGGAGTCGAACACGAAGGCCCCGCCAGACACCGCGTTGCCGAACAGGTCCTCGACGTTGGAAACTGTCAACGCGTAGGGCAGGCCAAAAGAGAGTTCCAAGTCGGTGTAGATGTCGACGGTGACCGAGTCGATGGGGAGCACTTCCATTGGCACGACGTCGACCGCTGGGACCGCGACCCGGGTGAAGAGGTAGTTCGATGGGTTGAGTGCGTCAGCGGCACTTGAAGGGCTCACCTGCAACACGGGCTCGCTGAACGTCACACGCACAACCGAGCGCGTGCGTGCCACGACGTCTGTGACAATCGGCGCCGTCAGGTCTTCCGTCGTGAAAGAGTAGGACTCGTCGAGACCAGAGACGCTTTCTGTCACGCGCACGAGCACGGAAACGTCGGAATCCAGGCCTGAGACAGGCCCGAAGCGGAAGCGTAGCGTGGCTACATCAGGGTTCGCGACGACGCCGGAAAACGCCGGATCGTAGACAGCGCCGTCCCAAGCAAGCACGCCGTCGACCCACACGAGAACAGTCGCTGCGTTTGGAGCCGTGCCGTTGCCACTGTGGATCTCGATCTCGAGCGACGTGCTGACCGGTACTCCTTGTTCGTTGGGCTCTGGAATGCGGTTGATCAGCTGAGTGATCGGGGTGACGTCGGAGCCAGACTTCAACGCGCCCGAGAAGCCGAATGCAGCGGCCGCTGTGCCGCCTGTGACTTGAATGCTCGACGCCGCACCGAACACGTCGGAGGTCAGGCGCACGGCGCCTAACTCATCTGACGCGACCGCGCCCACCAGCGCGCCGTTGATCACGTTCACGGCCTCGGCAGCGGTCGTCGCTGCGATGTCGTCGAAGTCCACCGAGAGAAAAGCGACTGACTGCGCTGCGCCTCCATCGACCGCGACGAGAAGCGTTTGTCCGTCAGCCAACGCGAACGCTTCCACCAGCGTCGAGATGTCCGTGCCTTGGGTGGCGTCGCCGATGTCCTCCCTGGCCAGGTCGAGCTGAACGCTGGGGAGCATCACTTCGAGGTCGTCAGCCATCAGGCAAGCACCAGTGCGAGTCGGAAGGCGATCGTGTCCGGTGGTGCGCTGGTAGCAAGGCTGACTGCGATGTCGCGCAGGATCAGGTCGCGCTGTTCTGCCGCCAACCTGCGCGAGTAGAACTTGTTTCCGTTCAAGGTGGCGCTGAACTCCCACACGACGGCCGGCGAGGTCGGGAGCGTCTCAGGGAGCAACACGTCAACGTCCACGCGGAACAGTTTCGCGTTGGAGTCCGGCGTGCCGATCACCTGAGAGACTTCATGGTAGTCGCCTACGTCGAAGCGCCCTCCTTCTCTCGATGCGTGGCCCAACTCGTAAACGTAGGAACCGCCAGGCGCGCCGGGCTTCGGCATGCGCCCTTGCTCTACGCCGAGGTGTCGCTCGAACGCGCTCAAGTCGCCGACCGTGATCGGCAGCCTGTGGGCGCGTGAATCGAGGACTACAAGCAAGGTCACTGGTCATCTCATTCGTAGAAAACGTCGAACAGCCCGATGTTTCCAGCACTTGCAAAGACTGCAGGATCTGTGGAAACCCCGACCTGAATGCCTGCCGCCGTGGCGAGCCCTTCGGGGACTTCGATCTCGATGGAGTGGAAGCCGTTGACGGAAGGGTCGTGGCCCTTCCGTAACAAAGGCACCGTGCCAGCGATCGGCGCCGTCGCGCTGTCGAAGACTTGAAGGAAGAGTGGCACACCCGGAACAGTCCCGAAGGTGAGCCTCGCACGGTAGAAGACTCCAGGCAGGTTCTTCACGACGTGCGACGCTTCCAATGCAGCGCCAGTCGAGACGAGCGTCCCTGTCTTCGGCTTCACCACGAGCGGAGACGCTTCGATGCCCACATGCTCGCCCGCGTTGCCAATGAGAGCCGCGCCAGGGACGGCCACCGGTCCATCGTCGAGCGTCCTGATCTGGTTTCCGCTCGCGTCCGTTGCGCGCAGGATCGTTGCCGGTGTCAAAGCCATGCTGCCTCCTAGACCTGTCGCGCGATTTCGAGATGATCGAAGAACGCCCTGCGCGTCACGTCTTCGACTCTGAAGGCCATCCCAGCCCTGCCAGAAGTGAACGGAGCCGAACCCGTGTTGACGCTCAGAGCGTCGTCAATGAAGCCGTCGATGGTGGGCGACCAGGGCCCTTCCATCCCACTCACCTGCGCCCATACAGGTGCGGTCACCGGGTTCGTGTTGAGGTCGTTCTTGAAGACCTGCAACAGCACGTCTCCCGTGCCTTGAACGATCATGTCGAGCCGCAGATGCAGCCAGGTGTCTTCCTCGAACGATTCACTGCTCCTCATCAGGATGTTGGGGGAGCTCGCAGGATCAGGCGCGAGGTCAGGCAGCCCGCTCGCGATCGAGCCCTTGCGCAACACGATGTGATGCGGATCCGCGTCGCCGAGCCCAAGAAGATACCCAAGGTCAGTCACCGAAGGCCCTTGCAGTCCGATGAAGAAAAAGGGCGCAAAGCCTGTCTTGCCTCCGCCAGGCGCTCGCTTGATGGCACCGCGCACGGAGCCGCCGAGCGCCATGGGAGCGAAGTCGACTTGGTTGTTGTGGAGCGCCACAGCGCCATCGACGATCGCGAGCGAGTGGAAACCGAAGACGAAGTTCCCTCCCCCGTTCGGCTTGGCCACGCCGGACGTTACGCCGCGAGCGACCGAAGGAGCGCCGAGCGAATCAGTGAGCGTCGACCATTCTGCTTGAGCCATGGAATCTCCTACACGCCGAGAAGTTCATCGACCCACCACGAAGCCGGATCATGCCGGACGAAGTGAGTCCCGAAGCCATTGTCTACTATGGTTTCTGCGGCGCCACCAAGCACCGCTCGAATCTGGAAGTCGTCAGGGGTGACCGAGAACACCAGATAGTCAGTGTCCGCGAGGATGCCGTCTGGCAACCTGCCGCCCTCATTGTAGAAAGTGATCACGTCGTTCAGTTGCAGCCCGTGTGCGATCTTGTCGACCCTGTTTGTGGACGGCGTCACTGTGACGTCTGCCAGGTCGAACGCGGACGTTTCAAACGACTCATATGGCACGAACGTAAGCGGGCTTTCGGTGAAGAATGCGCTTGTCGACGAGAGCGTGAACACGAACGAAGCCCAGTCCTCTTCGAAGTCCTCGTAGAACTCTGGCACCGTGTCAAACGTGGCAAGGTAGATCACTGTGGAATCTGGGAAGTCGAACGGAGTCGAGCCCCAGCCGCTCTCGAAAGTCTCCATCGACTCGGCGCCGAACGCGGCGAAACCGTAGGCCGACAACGCGAACTCGCCCTGGGAGCGCGTGCCCCATTCGGTCTCGAACCCCTCCGCAACGCGCGCCGTCGTGCCGAAAAAGTCGCTTACCAACGCGGCCACGTTGAACTCGTCGAGGAAAAGCTGGTCAACGGGAGGCGTCCAGCCTCGCTCGAAGTCCTCTTGTCCTGACGTGTCGTAGTCTCCCTCGTTCTTGGAGAACTCCGCGTAGCGTTCCTGAGTCGCCACGACAGTACGAGTCCACGAATCAGCGAGCCCTGGATGGGCGCCCGTTGTCGCGGTCTCGAAGCTGCCGTTGACTGTCGTCATGCGAGCACCGTGCCGGTCTCGCCGTTCAACAGCACGACACCTCCGAGCACCGGGAACTTCTCGTTGCCGATAATCACGTCGGATCGCTCTCCATTGAGCAAGAAGTCGCCAAGCCCATCGCCCATCTTGCGGACGCCGCTGGTGTCTCGCACCACGTTGAAGACGTCAGACCAGGCGATGGTTCCGTCCGGGTTGCCGCTCGCGTCCTTGAAGTTGAAGCCGAAATCGATCAACTGGTTGGGCGACCCGTCGGACAGGTTCAGCGCGAAGAAGTCCGCAAGCGCAGACCTGATCCTCGCATCGACAATCGACGGCGTCTGACCTGAGGAAAGGAAGACAGTCGCCTGCACGTCGATCGTCAGGTAGTCAGGGTCCACCACGGACAGCGTGAAGGTCAGGTGGTTCGGGTAGGTCACAGTGACCATCGTCAGCACGTCTGCCTTGAGCGCCGAGGAAGGGAGTCCGCCGCCGTTTGGGATGATGCGCAGCACACCAGAGTTCTCGGGGATGCCAGCGAACTGGTCTGAGGTGAGCATCAGTGCGCGCGTCACGCCAGGCACGCGCTTGGCGTTGATCTCGTAATCTTCCCTGCCCACTGTTGCCGTGATTATGCGAGCCGACTCCGGCGCAGCGAGCCTGATGGACTCCACGCTCTGACGGTCTGACCCGTTGCTCGTTCCTGCGAGGTTTGTAACGCTCAACGTTTGCGGGTTGCCGAAGCTGTCGTAGTAGGTCTTGTCGGCCTTGACGACTGTACCGGCTGCAACGTTGCCAGTCGTCCCGCCGCCGGTCTTGTAGTCGAACGTGATGGAGCCCACTGGGACCGAGCCAGCGATGCCGTTCCCGAATCTGACAGTGGCACGATCGTTCTCATCGACTACCACCGTGAAGTGCCGGTCGGTGGAAGCCGAGGAGAGGAAGTTTTCGACGTGCGTGTAGACGCCGTCGCCGGCCGTAACGACAAGGGAGCCGTCGAGGTAAGGGGACTTCGTCAGCCGCATCTCTTGGTTGGCCAGCGTGGTCGAGGAGTACACGTCCGATGCCAAGGCGGAATTCTCCACCTGCAACAAGGCAATGGGCGTTGGCGCGCCAGCCGCAATGACGACTTCAGCGAGCAGATGGAAAACGACGGGTGATGTGATCTCTTGGGTGCGGAACGTGTCCCCGACTTCGAAGGTCACGGAGCCGACAGGCGAAGCAGCCAAAGTCGCTGTGAGTTCCAAGGTCGAAGCAGTCGCGCCTGTGGGCACGAAGCCGATGAGCTTCGAGATGCCGATCAACGACTTGCGCAAGCGCGCAGTGGAGATGCGCGACTCGCCAGCTTGATTGTCTTGATAGTAGAGCAAGGTGTCGCCGACGAAAGCGAACATCTCCAGCAGGATGTTTCCGAAGTCTGCGACGTTGAAGTCAGTCCATTCGGGAAACGCACCGCGCACCAAGTTGATCAAGCGCGCTCTTAGCGCGTCGAAGTCTTTGTCGGTGTAGTCGACGGTCGTCTTGACGAGAGCCATGGAGTCACCTTATCCCAACGGGACTTCGACTTCGAGCCCCTGCAACATGACGGCATTGCCCGGCACGTTGTGCTTCACGAGGTCGAAATAGACGCGGATCGCCGTCACAACGTCTCGCTGGTCGCCAGCGCTTTCGCTCACGATCTTGACGCCGGTCAGCCGCGCGCGCGGCTCCCAGCGAGCCAACGCGTTCGCGATATGCACCCTGGCAAGCTCCCGCGTCGTCTCGTCGTTGTTCCTGTGCCGGATGAGATGCAGCAAGGAGCCGAACTCGGTGCGCCACGGCAGCTCGCCTTGGCTGAAGTCCGAGTCGGCGCGCGTGCCGAGGATCTGGCCCAAGGCGGCGCGCACCAAGCGCACGCCACCGGCCGACGCCCAGTCGGACTTCTTGTCGCGCACGAAAGGGCGTAACAGGCCGTAGCCAAGGAACGCGTCGTTGCCAGACGTGGTCATGGAGGAGATACTACAACCGCGCGCCCTGCCGGTCCAACGCCTCAGTCAGTGGAACAACGGGAGCCTTTGATGCCGTGGCGTCAACCGTTTCGTCGGCCCGCCGTTCGCATGCGTGTCACGCGCTGGGCGCTGGGCGCCGCTGTGGGCGAGTCACGCGTCGGGATGGACCCATGCGCGCCGTGGCCGCCGAGCGCCCCACAGCGCGGCCTGTGCGTTCAGATGGGGATGCTGTTTCGCACAACAGTCAGGACGACCACGGCTTGCGAAACTGCGTCCTTCGCCTCCGCGACGCTCCCACCATTCGCCATGCCCAGCGAAGGGATCTGCGGGATGCCGGGCACGAGCGAGACGAAGGTGTTGAGCACCTCGATCAACCCGTCCACCGGGCCAGCGCCGGCCTTCAGGTTCGAGAGTTGAGCTTGGAGCTGCAACCCAGCACACGCTGCGACGTCGGAGAGCACTGCGAGGTTCTGTTGCTCGGCGACTTCCAACGAGGCTGCAATCGAAGCCTCCTGCAACGCCATGGCGTCGAGCTCCGCAGAGAGACCTTGAAGGTAGGCGAGGACGAGGTCGACGTGCGTCAGGATCATGAGCGGCACAGAGAGCTGCGGAATGAGGCTCAGGAGCTGGTCCACCTTGTTTGCCAAGTTCCGCACGGCGCTCGCCACCGAGAAAGGGTTGGAAGCCACGGCGTCAGCGAAATCTTTGATCGCAACGACTGCGCCGATGATGTCGAAGATCGGGTTGAGCGGCGCGAGCGCAGCCGACGATTGAGCCATAAGTTGCTTCGCCAGCATGAGAGGCGAGGGCCCGCCAGCGGTAGGCACCTGTGCGCACACCTTCGCGCCCCCTGGGAACGTCAGGCACAGTTCCTGGTTCTGCACCACGACTTCTACGCAATCGTTCGCCATCTGCAGCTCCTAGATGGGTTCGGAGGAAGGGAGAACGGGCCTGCCGTTGAGCGTGACGGCAAGCCCTTTGATGTCGATCGCGCCGAGCGACTGGATGGTGATCCCAGTGGTGGCGATGAGGGTAATCTGGCGGGTGAGCCCGTCGAATTCGATCTTGTCTCCGAGCCCTTGTTTGTCTTGCAGGAGCAGGGCCGGCGTGAGGTCCGAATCGTCGAGCACGATCAGCCAGCGCTCGGTCTCGATCACCTTCACCTTCGGCGCTTCTTCAGCCGACTTCCCAACGACGCGCGCGTTGACCGAGGAGACGCCTCCACGCGCCGTCCAGTTGCCGCAGATGTAGCGCGGGTGATCTGGGTCGCCTTGGGTAAACCAGACGTCTACCTCAGACCCCACTTCGGGCACGAAATAGATCCCACGTCCGGGCGAGCCACCGCCGATCGTGCCGGGCAACGCCCAGCCGGACTCGGGCTCGATGAGTCCAGGGACCCGCACTTTCACGCGTCCGATCTTCAAAGGGTCGTCTCGGCGTACCACGACACCACCGTAGACGGCGGTGTAGCGAGGGTCGCCCTCTCCGTCGTGCTCTCCACTCATGTCTCTCCCGCTTCCGCGCGCGCCGAGTCGGCCGCGTTCGCCTCGGTCTTCGTGCGGAACACGCGCCCATGCTGATCGCGGAATCCTTCCACGACTGATCCATCGTTCTGGTCGGCGATCGAGAACGGAGACAGCTCCTGAACGTCCGCTGTGTTCGTGTTCGTTCCATCGCTACCCGTGGCCGGAGGAGTGTTCACTGGAGCGTTCTGAAGCGGCCCTGGGTTCAACAACTCGATCCCGCGCGCTGCGCGGCTCGTGGTGTCGTGTCCGCCGCTGCCATCGCTCACGGCCTTGACGCTCATCGTGTAGCTGCCCGGCCCATTCTTGTGGATCACTTCCTTGACGTAGTAGAGCACCGAAAGCCTGCGCCCGAGCCCGCGCATATCGATCACCGTCTTTGCCAGCAACAGCGGGTCGCCGACGGCCTCGAAGGTGAGCTTGACCGCTGTCTGCTGGTGGCGCCTGTGCAGGCCCGCTGCGCGTCGGGTCAGCGCGTCTTGATCTACGCCAGCGTCGGGCGCGATGTCTTCCTGGGCCACGCGCTTCTCGACGCGACTGGAGCCTGTGTCTTGATCGACGATCTCGATGACATGGGTCAGCGCGGTTCGCCTCGGTCCATCGGACGCCTTCGCTGTGGCCAACCGCGCCTTGTAGTCGGCCTCCTCCTCTGACTCGCCTTGCGCCAGCGACTCCCTGCGCGCTGACGCCGCACCGTCGCCTTCGGTGGACGTTCCCGCCTCGCCCTCCACGTCCTGGCCGGTGATGGAGTTCCTGCCCCTCCTTCGTATCCGGCCCGGTCGAGCGGTGATGTCGTTCTCGATGTTGAACGAGAGGATCTCGCCCATGCCTGAATCTGTGTAGTAGGTGAAGACGCGCAACGGCGCCTGGTCCGTATGCCGACTGTGGAAGTGGAAGCCGTCAAAGTCCACGAACCACTCGAAGCCCTCCTCACGCGCGAGTCGCGTCAGGAACTGCGCATCGGTAAGCCGCGCTTGTTGGATATTCGCCAGCACAACCTCGGTGTCTTCGATCGTCCGTGCGTCGATCCCGTATCCGTTCTCCTCTGCGATGGCGGCTGCGACGCTCGACCGGCTCATGCCTTCGAAGAGCCTGTTGCGCGTCTGCATGTTCATCAGCACAGATTCTGCGCGCGCCTCGACCGTGAGCGTGAGCGCACCAGTGATCTTCGTGATGATGCAGCGGCGTTCAGGCGCCATGCGTCCGGGGTAGCCCCAGCGAACGAGGATCGCGTTGCCCTTCTTCCACGCTGGATCGTCGAACATGGAAAGGTCGAAGTTGTCGATGGTGAGCTTCAACGAGTCCGCTCTGCGTTCGGAGTCCGTGTACTCGAAGTTCAGTACGCGCGCGCTCCCATCCGAGACAGTGTCGCCAGCGCCTACTGGTGACTCCGCTATGAGCCGGCCGGTGCGACCAGAATCGCCTTCGATGGTGACGAAGAACGAGGGCGCTGTCCTGTCGAAAGGTTCGATGCTCACGGAGTCGACTCCCACCGGCGCTTCTCGCCGAAGATGTCCTCTTCAACAGTCCTGCGCGATGGGACATGGAGCACTGTTCCTGGCGTCAGGACGATGGTCGGATCGTGGATGGGCTGCGGCTGGAAGTCGGCGATGATCCACCAGAGTCCAGCCGGCCGCTTGAAGCCGCGGAAATACTTTGCAGCGAGCGAGTACAGCGAGTCGCCACTGCGCACGACGTGGATCCTGTTGTCGTCGCGCTGGACGAAACGGTAAGGCTCCCTTGGCGTGAGGAAGCGGCGCCCAAGGGCGTCGGCCGTGAAGCGCGTGGCCAAGGTGAACGTGTGGCGGCTGTGCAAACGCGGAGGCATCAGGACGGCTCGACGGTGAAGAAATCTTCGGGATCCAGTCCGTAACGCAACTGGTTGTCCCCGAAGACCTCCTGGGATGAAATGCGGAAGTCTCGAACTTCGCTGAGCTTCAAGTCTGCGCTGTAGACGCGGGACTGCATCTTCTTGTTGAAGAGAACGTGGTCCATCTGAACGCTCTCCATCAAGCACGTCAAGGAGAGCATCCCGGGCCACACGAGCAACACGCGAGGCGGAGCTCCGCCACGCACGTCCTCCGCGTTGCCACGAGGGAAGCACAGCGACTTCAGGAACCGCCTCGACTTCTGGATCATCTGCATCTCCAAACGTGAGGTGGCTCGGAACTCGAGCCTGAACTCAAACGCTTCGCTCGCCGTGTTCGAGAATTGCGGGACTTCGTGCGACATGCCAGGCACGGTGAGCTTCCCGTAGTTGGCGCTCACTTGTTCGCGCAGGCGCTCCGGGTTGTGTTGCACGTCCAATGTGAAGCCCGAAGCCAGGTCTGTGATCGTGACACGAGGCGGAGTTTGCGTTGCGTCCTGCATGGACATCTCAGTCCTCCGTTGCCAGCGGCCCGACGGGAGCAAACCCGCCGGCCTTCGACGAACGTTCGCCTCGCTGCGTCGCACGAGCGAGAACCTCAGCGTCGACTTGTAGAACAGAGGTCACGTTGACCGGCTGCCGCCCAAGCTCGCGAATCATCCCGGCCACTGCCTGGTTCTGCGACGAGCGCGCGGCTTGGATGCGCGAAGCGTTCTCCGCAGACGCCGGCATGGCCTGCTCCGCAAGCAGGTCACCAGTCGCGTTGCGAACGCGGATCCGTGCTCTCGCCTGGCGCTGTTGCGTGATCAGGCCAGTCTCTGCGGCGCCCACCGTTTGGACGTTGATCCCGAGCAACGACTGCACCTGGGAAGGCAGCCCGCGAACAAGCCGCAAGACGTCTGCAAGGATACCGTTGACTGCGATGGTGATGTGATCTCCGAGGTTCAACCAGGCGACCTGCAGTTGCGTGATCAAGCCGATGAAACCGCCGAAGCCGATTCGTGCGGTGTGCAGCAGCGTTCCGATCGTTCCGATCACGAGCTTGAGCACCGTCAAAGACGCGCCGAGCACCTGCGTGAAGACAAAGATGGAGGGCGAAAGCACAGACGCAATCGTGGTGCCGAGCGATCGCGCACTGTCCTTCCCATCTCGGCCGGAAGCGGCCATCGCGCCGAACTGGCCGAAAAGTTCACCGACAGCTGAGCCGACCTCCAAGAACAAATCTCCGAGCGCGCTGAAGGTCGGTCCGAAGGTCCGCCAGATGGCCTTGCCCGTCTCCACCATGATCGTGAACCCGTTCACTGCCATCCTCACCACGTCCACGATGAAGACGAGCGCGCGCCCCACGACCTGGCCGATCACCTCCCCGAACGAACGAGCATCGTCAGTCGGAAGACCTGCCACGCCTTCGATGCTCTCGGAGACGAAGCCGAGCGAGACGCCGAGTTCGTGGAACGCGTCCATCAGCGCGCGAATCGCAGGCGCGCCAGCCTCGAAGGCCGTGGTGGCGCCGCCCACGATGCCCTCGAAAGTGCTCCTGATGCGCCCACCGATGCGGAAGACTTGGATGGCGAAGCGACGCACGCCTTGGTTCTCCGCGCTGTTCAGCTCGTCGCGCACAGCGCCCGAGAAGCCGCCGTCTGAGAAGAGCTGGATCACTGCACTGAAGGCCAGCTTCACCTTGTTGAAGGCAGAGGTTGCAGCGTCGCCGAAACCGCCGATGTTGCGGCGCGCGGCAGCGACCAGCGTGCCGGTGACGGCAGCCAGCAGAACGAAGCCAGCAATCACTGGAGAGAGCGCAACGGCCACAACGCCAAGCGTGGTCAGCACGATCTCGCCGAAGGTTACGATCAGTCCGATGGCGAACCCGATCGCTGTGATGCCTCCGAGCGCGGTTAAGATGCCGCCGATGCCCACCACGATGGCGGCGAGCGCGGACTGCACTGGCTCTGGGATGCTCTGGAAGACGCGGATGAAGACGTTGAGCGTATCGGTGATCGCAGTCACGAACGGCCGGAAAACGCGAGCGAAGGAGCCTCCGGTTACGGTCCTAAGAGTCTCGATAGTGCCTTCCAACAACGTTTGCTGGCCAGCGAACGTGTCGAGTAACTGTTCTCGGAACTCACGAGCTGCGCCGTCTGCGTTCTGCATCGTCTGGCGAAGAAAGTCGACGGCGGCGGCTCCGCGCACGATGTCCCCTTCTGAGTTCCTGACGCCGTTCCTGATCTGGTTCGAGACGCCCTGGAAGGCCGTGACGCCGAAGCGCCCAAACAGCTCGACTGCATGGGTGGCACGGTCGGCCGCGTTCGTGAATCTCGAACCAAGCGCAACGTCCGTCTCGCGCACGATGTCTAGGAAAGGACGGAAGTTCCCTCGCGCGTCAGTAACTTCTACGCCCACATCGTGGAACTTCCGCGCGTTGCGGGCCATGAAGATGAGCGCCGAGGAGACAGCGTTCGACGCCACGCTCGCCTGAACGCCAGTGTTGCGAACGAGGCCGATGGCGGGGAGCATCTCGTCGAGGCTCTGTTGCGCGATGCCCGCGCCGCGCGAGACGTTGCCGAGTGAGATTGCCAGGTCGTTCGCCTGCAACGCAGTCACGTTCGAGATGCGCAGCAAGCGGTCTGTGGCGGCTCCCGCTTGGCTCGCATCCATGCCGAAGACGCGAAGCGCAGCGCCTACGGTCTGCGCGCTGTCGGCCACCGAGATATTGCCACCGGCCGCTAGGTCTAAGACGCCAGTCAGCCCTTGCATGGACTCGCTTGCAGTGAAACCTCGGACGCCCAACTCGGACAGGCCTTCGGCCGCTTGCTGGGGACTGAACTGCGTCGCGATGCCTGCCTGGATGGCCGTGTCACGCAACTGCCCAAGCTCTTGCGTGCTCGCCCGCGTCAAGGCGCCGATGCGAGCGATGGTCTGACCGAACGCTGCCGACTGTTCAGCCGCCGCAAAGGCCGAGCGAAGGATGCCCACGCCGGCAGCTGCTGACGCCACGCTGGCGCCGATGCCCAACATCGCCCCTTGCACTGCCCGGCCAGAGAGACGCGCCCTGGTGCTTGTCTGTTGGAAGCTCGACCCGACCCGATTGATCGTGCCACTCGCGCGATCGCGCGCAGTGAAAACGAAGCCGAGTCCGAGGTTGTTGATTGCCACAGCAGTAGCAGCTTAGCGCGCAAGCTAACCAGACTTCAACGCCTCAGCTTCAGCCTTGCGAAACTCGCCGAGGTATTCCACGTACTCGAACGCTTCTCCGAGCCCCATGTTCATCACGTCTTCCCTTGTGAACGAGTAGCCCGAGCCGCCGTGAAGCGAGTAGCAGAGGCGCCTCACGAGTCCAAAGATCGTATCGCGGTCGAGACCGGTGAAGATGCCCCAAAGGCTCAAACGGGAGGCGTCTCCAAACCAGGCCCCGCGTGCAGCGTTGTCCCTTCCTTCTTGCGTCTCCGCGCCCGACGCTTGGGAGAGAACATCCGCTGAAGGTCCAAAGGGAGGTCCACCTCCCATTCGTGGCCGCATTTCGGGCAGTAGACGTCGAACAGCGTCTCAACTCCGCCGTCGACCTCGTCGAAGGCGTCGATGAAGAGCTGCGCCTCGTGCATCGAAAGGTGCGCGATGTAGTCGCCGAGCTTCGTCTGATCCACGCCCTCGATGCTGATCACGCGCGTTGTCAGCGCCGCGAGCATGATCTCGTTTCCACACTCCTGAACGGACTCAACGGCCTTGAGCTGCGCCGCCCCGTCCAACAGGCGGAACTGGGCGACCGCACCGTTCGACAAGGTCGCAGTGAAGAGATTGTCTCCTGCAGCGATCTTCGCCACAGACTCGGGCGGAAGCGGGTAGACCGGGAGCTGATCGATCGGGAGATCCCAGACGAACTTCTTGCGGCACGCCGGGCATTGAAGGTCCAACTCCTCGACGTTTCCGTGCGTCGCCGCGCGCACCATGAGGGTGGCGTAGATGAGGTCGCACGCCAACACTTTGCTCCAATCGGGCGCGCCGGAGAATTTGTACGGACCAGGGTCCAACGTCTCCTTCCAACACGCCTGGAGAATCGCATGCGCTGCCTGACCCGAGCGCATGGCTCGAACGTCAGTCAGGCACTTTGAATCGCGCACCTCCAAGTGCGTCACGATTCCGCACAGCCCCGAAGGGCACTCGATCGTCAACTGCATAACTCACCCCGTATGCACCCGGTCTGTGAATCAGACCGACTGGAAGAATTGGAAGGACAGCGTGAGCTTCTCGATCACGTTGTCGTCTGATGTGTTGTCCCAGTCGCCAGCGACGTACTTGTTCGGCCAGGCTTCGTAGAGGCGCTTGCGCCCGAGTTCCGTGCCGTCCCGGTCCAATTGCACGATCTCGACCATGCGCTTGTACGCAGGATCGACGAGACCACTGTCGGCCGCCGCGTTCGCAACTTCCTCGAACCAGTCAGCGATGTCCGTGTTCGTGGTGGTGCCGCGCGAAAGCGTGACGTCCGCGTAGGTGAGCCGACCAGGGGACTTGTCCGGCGTCATGGCTCCGCCTTCCCACTGCTCCGTCACCGCCACCTCGGCGGAGAGCTCGGAACAGTCTTGGAAGGCCGAACTGGCGAAGCCGTCGATCTCCACGCGGAACTTGAACTTCTTGTAGAAGGATCGCGGTGTACCGATAACAGTCATGACTCACTCCTCAAATGCCGGCCTTGGCCAGTTCGGTTTCGATGTCCCGCGTGTCCTGCGAGAACCGGAGCACTACGAACTCAGCGGGCTTGTTGGTGGCGAGGCCGATGGCCGCGATCAGCTTGCCTGCGAAGATTTCGGTCGGGGTGTTCAATGCGTCGCCAGTGTCGACGAAGAACGAGGCGGAGGGCGTAGCGCCACGGAAAGCGCCCTGGTTGTACTGCTGAAGCAGGAAGGCAGCGACCGTCCTGTTGACCCGCGCACGGAGCGCAGGTGTGTTGTTCTGATGCCGGACGAACTGCAGTCCGCGCTTGATCGATTGCTCAATGTAGATCACGCCTCGACGCTCGCCCACGGAAGGGAAATTGCCGTTGCCCTTCAACGTGCGCGCGCCGTCGATGTAGAGCGGCAGACCGTCCTCGGTTGTGAGCGGGTTGATGCGGTGAGGGAAGACGATGTCGCGCTTCGCCTCCTGCATCACGATGTCCGTTTCGAAGCCCACGACGCCTTTCAAGATGCCGCGCTCGATGCCTGCTGGCTGCTGGAAGACACCGCCGAGCTGCGAGCCATCGGTCCGCGCGTAGACGCCAGCAATGTGGCCGGACGGCGGCACGACGATCGCCGTATCTGATCCGAAGACCGTGGTGTTCGGGTTGAGCACCTTGATCTGCGGCCAGTAAATGGCGCCGAACTCCGACAAGTCCTCGAGCGAAGCAGTCGTCTCGACGTAGGTCACGATCCCGTTCTCGTCCAAGCCAGCGGGCGGATCGAGAATCGCGATGCACTGGCCGTTGCGCGTATCCGAACAGTAGCTCAGCATCGCGTTCTGAACCGCGCTCGTCGGCCGGTCTGGAACCGAGAGGATCGAAAGGTCGAGCGAGGCGTCCAGTACACGCAAGCCTGTGGGCCCAGCAGCGGAGCCGATGAAGTCGATGTCTGACAGGCCCACGATCCCGTCATTGCCTCCGGTGAGGTTGGCGGACGTGCCGTTCGCCGGGCGACGTTGCAGTAGCGTCCCAGACGCGCCAGCGTCCGTGAGCGCCACGTACTTCGAGCCCGTGTCGGGGTCGTTCACGACCGCAACGATCGTGTCCATGTTGACGTTGGGGAAGGACTCGGCGACGAGACCACCGTCGAGCACACGGTAGTTGAACTGTTCGGCAACGCCCGAGGAAGCGTCAACCACGCTCGACGCAATGTCGGCGGCGTAGCTGCCGTCGGTCTTGCCGTCGACGGTTAGCGTGTCTTGCGCTGCGCCGCTCGTGCCAGAGTGGGTCGCGTTGTCGAAGCCGAGTTCGTCGTCGGCCGTGGACGAGGAGGCGACCTGCACAGAGAAGGCCGCGCCAGCCGAGTTGCGCTCGATCTGTACCGCGCCGCCGGCGCTGGAGACGGTCACGCCAGCGACAGCGAGTTCGATTGCGGCCTTCAACTCAGCGACAGTGACCGCATCGATCGAAGCGACGTTGCCGGTGCCTGCGCCGCTGAGTCCGGTGAAGCCGAGCACGGCGAGTGCGGTGCCACCGAAAGTGCCGAGCGTGGAGCCAGTTCCGAGCGTGTCGGAGGTGATCTTGACGGCGCCAGCGCTGACGGTCGCGCTCACCCCGGTGGCCTTCGCGTTCACCACCGCCGCGACTTCGAGCGCGGTGGCCGCTCCGATGACGGAGAACTCAGCCGTCAGGAACGTGACCGACTGAGGTACGCCGTCCACGTTGAAAGTGAGCGTCATGCCGTCGGTGAGAATGAAAGGCTGGACTGCGCCACCGGTCACGCTGGCAGCCGTGGCCGTCAAAGTCGTGGTGGTCGGCCCACCGAGATCAGTTGTGACGTCGACGGTATCGCCGGCCGCCAGGTTGAAAGGCTCGGTGGCCGTGCCCAGTACGCTGCCCTTCGTGGGTGCGCCCGCGGCAGTCTGCAGCGTGGAGGTGCCAGCCGCGCTCGTCTTCGTGGCCGCGTTCGTCACGTCCGTGTAGTGGACTGTGCGGACGAAGTCGAGTGATTGACCGCCGTTTTCGAAGAAGCCGCGGACAGCGTGCGAAGCATCACCGTCGACGATGTCTCCCCCGAAGATGGCGAGCCAAGCATCGTGAGAGGTCACCCGTTCCACGCTGCCCACCGGACCACGCTCGGTGATGCCGATGATGCCGTAGACGTTCGTCGCCACGCCCTTGATCTGGCGAATGCGCGGGGGGTCTTCCTGCGTGACGATCTTGCTTGCGAGTAGTTCTTGACTCATGGGTTACCTCACTACGCGTTGTCGGACGCCTTGCGGCGCTTCGTGGTTGACGCTTCGGGTGCAGCGTGAGCCGTGGTCTCGCAAGGCGCCGTGGCGAGCCCGGTCTCGGCCGACGCATCGAAGGCGATCAAAATGAGTCCTGCGCGTCGCTTCTTTTCGACGTCTGGGCACAGCATGATGTCGTCCGGCAAGCCCACGATGCGCTGACCACCGAGGAGCGTCAGCGTGCCTGGAGACTTCTTCTTCGTCTCCAAGGTGCGTCTGTTGCCAGTTTTCGGGTTCAGTTCGGACGTTCGCACCGTCTGAACGTGGTAGCCCCAGACCGCACGGTAGAAGGTTGGGTGGCGGAGCTCCAAGAGCTGGCGTCGCGCGGACTTGTTGATCAAGGTAACGGTCATCTCACAAACCTCCAGGGCTCGGCCCAACTGCGTAGCTCACGCCTGTCTGGCTGACGTTCAGTGTGACACCAGCCTCCCCAACCTCAGCAGTCACGTCAACCACCTTCTCGTCGGCGAAGCCAGCGAGATCCTCCAGATCGAACCCGCGAACGATCAAAGTGCCCGAGGCCGAACGGAGATTAGAAGAACCTTTTTGACCATCCACAACCAGCGTGCTGCCGAGCGCCACGTCCAACTCATACTCCACAACGCCGAGCGACGCATCGTTGGGATCGCGGGCAAGTGCGAGCGTGTGGTTGCGGTCGACGAACTGTAGCCAGAGACCCATCAAGTTGATGGACTCGACCTTGTTGTTGCTCACCAGCAGTACGCCGAAGTCTAGATCGATGGTGAACGGAGCCCTGCGGACTTGGACCTCGCCGGAGGCAAGCGTGACTTCCTGCTCTTCGTTCGTGGAGAGCACGCGGTTCTCCCCCAACGTCGGGCCGATCAGCACGACGGCCGGGAACGCTGCCAGTCCGGCAGTGTTCAGACGATCTTCCACGCTCGCATCGAAGTCTGTGTTCTCAGTCATCGCCGCGTTCGGGATCACCTGCAGACGCACTTGGCGGATCAGCTCGCGGCAGATCCTGGTGAGGTCTGACTCCGTGCCGAGCTGCACGCGCTCGTAGGTGTAGGCGTCTGGCACGACGACTTCCTCGCCAGGAACTGGTTCTCCGAGCGAGTCGAGGTTGCGAATGGTGAGCGCGACTGCGCCTTCCCCGTAGCTGTTCGAGCGCACGGCGACGTCCGCAGTCGGACCCTCTGCGACCAGCGAAACGCTGGCGTCGAAGGTCAGCACGAGCGCACTGACGCTCGCGATGAGCAGCCAAGAGTCGTCGTTGGAGTCTGAGCGAACGATCAGGACACGCATGCCTGCTCGGAAGCCGTCGTCGATCCACGAACCGCTGTCTCTCGTGATGGTGTCGGGCCCGGAGGCGGCGAAAGTGAGCGCGGGGGAGCCCGCCATGATCACAGGCGCAGGAGCGATGGGGCTCGGAGGCACTTCGACGATCAGCCTGTTCGAGAGAGGCACGGCGACGCGATGCGCAGCGACGCCGTCGAAGAGAACTTCGACCGTAGGGACTGGCGCTGGAGCCGGGCCGCCCGGGCTTTCCGCCGGGACAAGGACGGAGAAGCCGTCTCCGAAAACCTCCACGAGCCCACGGCCCGCCGTCGGGCCTCGCGCTGGGATCACGTTGACGACTGAAGGGACTGCCACGAGGAGCAGTCTACACCATGGTCAGAGGACCACGCCAGCGCACGGCCCAGCGTTGGGCGCCGTGCGCCGACGCCGCGCACAGGCCGCGCCGTGGCGCCATCAGCGGCCGCGCCGTGGACCCAAGGTCGGGTAGAGCAAAAAACGCCACAGAGGGCAGCACAGCGCCAAAGGCGCGATCCGTCAGCCATCTCATTTCGAGGACTTGAGCGAGATCCCGTTGAAGAGCAGCCGCCCCAAGTCGCCCCCGAGGAGGATGGCGACGCGAGCCAGCATCCTCTTGGGCGAGTCCTTGCCGGTGGCATCTTCGACGGGCTGCAGGAAAGGGCGCGCAGGGATGTTCGCCTTCGGCGCGCCGTACTCGTGGATCGCTGCGATGTCGGCGACTGCGCTTCCGTTCTTCTCGCGAGCCGTTCGGAGCACGCCGACGAACTGCTTGTCGCCGCCGTCGAAGGTCTTGCGGGTGATGGAGCGGCGCAAAGTGTTGGAGTCGATGAGCGCCTTGCTGCTTCCCTTCGCAGCGATGGTCGCTGGCTTCAGCGGTTTGAACTGCTTGCCGCCAGGCGCCTGGTTCCTGATGCCCACCACGACCTCGCGCCGGAACCATTCGGCCTCTTGGCGCAGCGCGATCTTGATGGCGTTTTTCAGCCGCCCATCTTTGCCCACACGCAGGATGCGCCGCGCCTTCGCCCAGTCGCCAGTGAACGTCATCCGCGCACAGAGAGGTCTCGCGCCTCGAATTTGCAGACGAGCAAATTGCGAGACGAGCTTTGCGTGGAGAGCCCGAAGCTCCGCGGCTTCGCCTCCGTGCAAAAGAGCCCAGGTGGATTCCGCACCATCTGCACGAGCACGTCCCGCCTGGTGTAGATGGCGTGCAGCCGGTCGTTGACGCGGATCAGCGCCTCGCCCGAGACGGCGTCGACGAAGCCGTTGCGCTCCAGCTCCTTGAAGTGGAAGACCAGGGTCACAGACGACTCTGGCGAGTTGCCGCTGGCGAACATCTGCAACTTCTCCATGTCGTCGTCTTCGATCTGCACAGGGCAGCGAATGATCGTCTCCGCCCGCGCGCTCACGCCACGCGCTGAGCCAGCGGTCGGCGGAACGATCACAGGCTCTCGGAACTCGTCATCGTAGCCTGAGAGCAACGGTCCAGCGCCGTCTGGGTCTGCCTGCGTTGCCTCAGTGTCGAGTTGCGCGAGGTCGACGCGGAAAGGGAAGATGAGTCGTCCGCGCGCCACCTCACACCGCCGCGATGTCGATGGGCCTGCGGTAACGAGCAAGAATGGTGTCGATCTCCGGGTCGCCGGTGAACGCACCAACTCCAACCTGTTTGAATGAACCGAAGGCAGGGTTAGCGTAGCTCACGGACTGATCTCTGGTCTTCAAGTTCGTGACGAACTTCTTTCTCGCGGCGTCGTCTCGATCGTCCGCCTGATCGAACATGCGCCACATCTCCCGCATCACGAGGAGCTTCGTGACATGGACGATGATGTCTGGCGTCTTCCCTTGCGCATTCGATGAGTCGTAGTCGGTGTACCCGAACACGCCGGAGACGCTGATGTTCAGTTGCCCGTATGGGAAAAGGCGCCCGAAGTGCGCGACTCGGTAACCGAAGCGAGGCTGGCCGAGCTCAATCCGCGGCGTCTGCCTGTCGTCGGGCTTTGAAAGGTTCTCCGTTAGGTGGCGGTTGAAGACGTAGTATTCGTCGGCGAGGAGCTCCAAACCGTCGACTGCAACGGAGGAAATGCTGATGATGGGGACGCCGAGAAAGGCGGTGCGCGTGCCACGCCCGTTGAGCAAGAAGGTCATGGCGCGAGGCTCGAACCATCGCTCGGTGAAAAGATCGACGAGGCGCGAGGCGCGCGTAATCGCTGTCTGCACCTGCGCGTCGTCGAACATGGATACAGGCACGCCCTCGTCGCGGATGTCCTGCACCATGCAGTAGCCATCAACGGTCGAAGGGGCCGCGATGGCGAGCACCTCGAACTCTTCTTGGAACGCGCGTTCGGGTGAAGAGGGCGTCTGCTTGTAGAACCATTTGAGGACGTGTGTCCCCACTGGCTCATCGACTGGCACCGTCCACTCGGCGACGTAGTGCCCTGTCGCGATCTTGGCGCCTGTCGGGCATGCCGAGAGATCGACGGTGGCGCGGCCGGTGAGCGGGTAAACCTGCGTCAGCGTGGGCGCTGCCGTCACTTGCTCGAAGACTTGGAACTCCAACGTGTCGACGTCGATCGGGGTTCCGGCGAGTGCGAAGTAGATGTCTAAGATCGGGTTTGCGCAGTCCGAGGTCTGGAGTCGTTCGATTCGTGCCATGGCGCTCTCTCTCTCAGTTCCTGTTGGAGGCTACCACTTCAGCGTTGAGACTCCCGCCTTGCCTGCGCATGAGCAACACGACGTCGCCGACGGCCGGGACGAAGGGCAACGCTGGCACAGTGATCAGGCCGTTGGCGCTCAGGTAGCCGTCGATGTTGCGCGAGAGCGCTTCTCCAGTCGCTGCGCGGACGATCACCAGCAACTGGTTCGCCCAGAAGCCGTCTGTTTGCGTGAGGCTCGTGGGGAAGGACGTCTCTGTGGGCGCTGGCGACGCTCCCACGGTAGACTCTGCGGACACTGCATCGACGGCAAGGCCGAAGGAGCCAGCCGCTTTGTGCCCTGCGCGCGGTTCGTCCCAGATCGAAGCTGCCGTCGCGAAGCCCGTCGCTGTCACCCATGCGCCTGCGCCATGCGTCCCGGCGAGTTGCGCGTCTGTTGCAGCCACGATCTCAGCGACTGCATCCGTCGCCAGGGCATCGGCGTCGAGGGCGTTGGTGGCGATCGCCGAGGCCGTCACGACGCCCGCCGCCATCGCGCCGACGCTCGCGTCGATGCGCCCACCAACAAGCGTTGCAGGAAGACGCGTTTGAATGTCGTCCACGTCTGCCTGAACTGCGGCGATGTCCGCCGGCAGGTTCGCCGCGTCCAACTCTCCAAGGCGCGCCACCGTGATCTCATCGAGAGCGTTCGCGCGCGCGGTCGTGATCTTGGTGGCGTCGAGCGAATCGGTGTCCGCGAGGATCGCTGCAATGGAGGCGCCAGCGAAAGGCGTGGCGTCGGAAAGGATCTCGGCCTGCGTCGCGTGGCCTTGCACCTCCTCGCCGAAGCTCCCGGCAGCAATGTGCCCTGCCTTCGCTTCATCCCAGATCGCGTCGGCCACCTCGGCCACCGCATCAGCCGCGAGCGATGAGGCAGTCAGTACGCCAGCCGCCATCGCGCCTACGCTCGCGTCGAGTCGCCCGCTCACAAGCGCCGCAGGAAGCCGCGTCTGAATGTCGTCCGCATCTGCCTGCACCGAGGCCACCGCCGCCGCCGTCGGCAGATCCAGGAACGATGCCACCAGCAGCAGCAGATCATGCGCCGATGCCGCCACCGCGCCCGTGGTCGCGTACTCCGCCGAGAGCGCAACAGTTGCACTTGGGAGGTTCGTGATCGCCGCGAGGTCGAGCGAGTGTCGGTAGTGGCCGTCGCCGATCTCAATCATCGCGGCTTGCCGCGTGGTCCAGCCAGCGGCCTTGAAGGTCATGTCGAACCAATCGAGGTATGACGCGCCGTCGCGCACGGCGACGACCGCAGCCAGGCCCGAGACGCCTCCGTTCTGCGAGACGGTCAGCGCAAGCTCCGCCGTCGCAGATCGCTCGACCGTCAGCGTGCTCACAGCAGCACCGTGGGCATCGCGCCGAGCCGCCGCGTGAGAGTGATCGTGCCCGTGCTGGCTCCCACCG